TCGGCCTCATCGTACGTTTCATATCCTTCCATTTTGTAAAGACCAAACGTGTCCTTACTGTATGGAATTAAACGATGTCCATTACGAAACATATTAAGGTGAAAGTCACGAGGCATTACCTTCTCCTCACCAAACCACTGAACAAGAGATACAAAATCAATTTGTACAGGAGGTTTTTCTGGTTGAGGATTATTAATCCACTTGTTGTGACCTTTGATACGCTTCAACTGAGCAATAGCATAACCACTAAACGTGAATGCTACCTTTGAAGACAACAGTTCTCCTCTCACACTACGTAAGTAATCGTAAGCATCAGTGCGGAATACAACATCACTATCATCAACCCACAATGTCTCAATAATGTTTGGGTTACAATCCAAACACAATTTCATGAAGTGAGCAAGTTCGTATAGTTTTGTATCTTCCTCTCCTACATCGTCACATTCACGAACAGGAAAGAAAGGAGTACGAACATTGATAGGATCACCGCAGAACAAACCACGAAAGTCCACATCAGAAGACGGCAGATTGGTGCCATACGCAATTGAACCTGCGTAATGCTTTACAATCATGTTGTCTTTCATTAGTTCTGATGCTGTTCTTACTTTCATGATATTCTCCAACAAAAATGGCTATACAAGGGTATTATGCCTTATATAGCCATTAAAGTCAACTGCTTAAATCAAGGAGTTATTCAGATTCAACTCTTGATTTGTTCTGCCTTTGTTTCTTTACTGAATCACGAGAATCAGGTCCAAGAATTTCACTTTCGTCAATATTGGCTTCAAGGAACTTTTCACGCTTGTCTTCACATGCTATTAACACAGCTTCAGCATACTCAGCAGGCATGATTTTGCCATTCCACTTTTCTTCACCAAAGTAATACCATGCACCCTTTTGTTCAATGATTCCCATCTCTTTACCAACATCCAGCAACCCATTATATGGGTCCATTCCGGTATCGTATGGGACTTCAATTGTTACTGTTTGATATGGCTTAGTGAAACGTGTTTTGTATCCTTCACACTTCATTCGAATACCTAACACCTCTCGTTGACCAGTCTCTTTCAGCTTCAATTTGGTGAGCATTATAATTTGTGATAGTGAAAACTTAACTGCTCCTGAAACAATCCACCTACCCTCGCCGTTCATTACGTCTTGGTTTTCATAAACCTGAGCTGTAATAACCATTGAGATATTTGGACGTTTAACTGCTTGAACAAAACTTCGAAGCATCGCTTTCAGCTGCTTGTTACGCTGACCTTGATCGCCCTTTGTTATGCCTTTATCAAACTGCTCTGCTTCAGTTTCTGTCTCCAACATATCAAGACTATCAACCACAAACAGAACCTTTGGAGCGGTAGGATCGTCACCATACTCTGCTTTGTATCCCTTAATGAATGCTGCTACAACTTTCTTCACATCAGGAATAGTATTGACTGGAATATATGTGTAATTATTCTCTGTATCAACACCAATAGCCTGTGCAAAGTTATCGTCCATAGCATTCTCTGAATCAAGCATAACTATGTGAGCACCAGCTTTTTGAGCTTCACGCATTGCGTTTGCTGCTAAAAAGCTCTTACCAGCACCAGACGGTCCTGTAAAACAAACTAATCGACCTTGTGGAATACCCTTATAAAAACTACCAGAGATAATTTTATTAAGGACGTAGTTACCTGTTGAAAACCAGTAACGTGGGGGCTCGGAAGCCCCCACAGCTAGACCAGCTTTCTCAAGGTCTTTAGTAACACCTTTGAGAAAATCCATTGCCATGTGTTACTCTCCTTACTCAGCCTGAGCTGCACGACGCTGACGGATCTTTGCTAAGATATCGTCTGCAGCAGCTTCGTCTTCACTTGGAGCCTCAGCAGGAGCGGCTTTGGCTTCTGCCTTAGGAGCAGGTTTTGTTTCTGCTACCTTAGGAGCAGCCTTAGGAGCAGGTTCATCACCAGCATCATCATTGGAAGAATCACCATCAGGATCAACATACTCTGTACCGGACAGAGCAGCAGCCAACATAGCTTCTACCTTTTCCAGACTTGGCTTTGCAGGAAGAAGGGTAGACAGATCAACCATCTCATCCTCAACACGTGCAATTTCATCCTCAGTCAAAGATGAACTTCTACGAGCAAATCCTGACGTGATTGCGTAGGTTGAATATTCGCCCTGCGCACTCTTGCCGATGTTGAAGTTGCAGCCATCCTCAAACATATAAGGAATAGACTCCAGTTCACCACCCTCAAATTCAGCCTTGATCTTCTCATAGATCTGCCAACCAAGATTCAGGAAACGAACCTTACCTTCGTGAGTTTCGCCTGTGTCTTTGTCAGCTTCCAGCGGATCGGAAACAATCAATGCTTGTGCAATGTGCTGCTTCTTTCTCCAATACTTCTTACCATTGACGCTCTTCTTGCCTTCGTCTTTATAATAAGCACGTGACACAGCACAGATAGGACAATCATCGTCACCATACATCTTCAAGCATGGAACCCTCTTTGTCTCACCGTTGATTTCCAGGTTGTGCATCAGCTTCTCAACAAGGAAGCCCATTGGATTATCAGGGTTTTTGTCTGGCAGGAAACGTACGACTGCTTTCTCGTCGTCTTTCATGTTCCAGAAGGGGTAGTAGTTGTTAGGACGATTTTCGTTATCGTTGTTGTTGTCGTTCTTTTTGAATGCAGCTTGTAACTGCTCAAGAGTTAGTGCCATTGTTATTCTCCTTCATTTCTAATTGTTATCTGCTTTACGCTTCTAATTGTTGTCTTACGTTCTTTTAAAGGCTGTACAAAGTACTTGTGTTTAATTCCGCTGACCTTCAGCAGACGAAAGGATAATAGTATAAAAGTATTACCTTGTCAACATATATTTATGAACTTCTTCGTAACGGTCACCATAAACATGCTTGAGAACCTTTAAAGGAGCTACATCACGGAGGTGAATAATTTGTGCATTATCAGTGGTTTTGACCAACTCAATTCCTACTTGTTCATACCCATATTCTGGTACTGTAAATCTATTAGGTTTTTGCCAAAACCGTAACTTTTGGTTCTCTTCCTTGGTCACATAATGTATTTGACGAAACAGATCAGCATATATTGTAAAGTATTTGAGATTAATGTCACCATATACTTGAATGTGATGAACTATAAATTCACCAGCAAATTGACACGGTATAAAATGTTCCTTTGTTGGTTTATAAGAAGGGTCTGTTTTACGACGCTCCAAACTTGCTTTACTTTCATATCCAGTAAAGATTGTATGTCTGTTTGTGAGATCAAAAAGATCAGTACCAATACACCTACCGAATATTTTAAATTCGCTTGGAGAGAGGTCAGTTCGGGTTTTTGTATACAGTTCCCACAAACACTTCAGATGTTCTTTGCGGGTTTTTTCTTTCTTATTATCCGCCATACATTATAGTTCCTTATAAGATACTATTATGTATGACGAAAAATAAGAAGTCAAGGGTTAGACTGTATTAGCGTCAAGGGTAACTGTAAGATCACCCATACTGTTACCAGATGTCATCTCAAAGTAGATCATATCACCTATTGCAAAAGATGTTGGTGCAATGGTTTCAGAACTTAAAATATTTGATCCATTGTTGAAAACTAAAGTACCAATTGATGTGCCAAATGGAGAACCACCCAACGGAGCTGTTGCTTTATAAACAGTGATCGTACCTGCACCACCGGAAGGAGCAATTGCTGCATAACCGAGGTGACCACCAGCAGATACTGTAATAGCTCGTGTAAGAACCATACGAGTGAGAACATCACCATCTGTTGGGACACCAATAGATTGTGCAACTACATCATAAGCAGAAGATCCACCACCACCAACCTCTGGTGACCAAGTTTGTAGAGCAGAGTTATATGTTAGTACATAATTATCAGTAATTGGACTACCAAGAGTAACGGCTGTTAATTCACCTAATGTGGCAGCTCCACCACCAGCTGGTGCAAAACTTAGTATACCATTACCATCTGTTGTTAATACATCGTTAAGGTTACCGTCCGCAGCAGGTAATGTCCATATTTGACTTGCAGCTAAACTTGCT